GCCATGCAGATCCCGACTGTGTATGCCTGTGTCCGTCTGCTGGCAGAGTCCATTGCGGCACTGCCGCTGCATCTGTACCGGATGACAGACGATAACGGCAACAAGGAAAAGGCGAGGGATCATCCACTGTATAAGATTTTGTATCGCCAGCCTAACCCGGAGATGACATCCTTTGTCTTCTGGGAAACACTGATGACCCACCTGCTCCTCTGGGGCAACGCTTACGCTCAGATCGTCCGGGATGGCAAGAACACGGTGCTGGGGCTGTATCCGCTTTTGCCGGAAAATGTCGAAGTCGACCGAGATGAGAGTGGCGAGCTCTACTATATCTACCACGCCTACACGGATGAAGTTCCGGGAGAGCAGAACAAGGACATCTACTTCCGCCGGGACGAGATCTTTCATGTGCCGGGGCTTGGCTTTAATGGTCTGATCGGTTTCTCGCCAATCGCCATGATGAAGAACAGCCTCGGTACTTCCATTGCGGTAGATAAATACGGTTCCTCTTTCTTCAAGAACGGCGCACAGCCCAGTGGTGTGCTGGAGCATCCCGGCGTTGTGAAAGACCCGAACCGTATCCGTGATAGCTGGGAAGCGGCTTATGGCGGTGCAGCCAATGCCCATCGTGTGGCAGTGCTGGAAGAGGGCATGTCCTATAAACCAATCTCTCTTCCGCCAGAGGACAGCCAATTCCTCGAAACGAAGCAGTTTTCCGTGACGGAGATCTGCCGCATCTTCCGTGTGCCTCCGCATCTGGTAGCCGATCTGTCCAGAGCCACATTCTCCAACATTGAATACCAGTCACTGAATTTCGTGATGCACTCCCTGACCCCGTGGCTTGTCCGCATCGAGCAGGGCATCATCAAGGATCTGCTGCTGGAGGAGGAGCAGGATACCTACTTTCCAAAATTCAATGTGGACGGTCTGCTTCGTGGCGACTACCAGAGCCGGATGAACGGTTATGCGACCGGCATCAGCAACGGCTTCCTCTCTCCGAATGATGTGCATCGTCTGGAGAACATGGATCTCATCCCGGCAGAGGAGGGTGGTGACGACTACTACCTGAACGGCGGCTATGTGAAGCTGAAAGATGCAGGAGTGGCACAGCAGAATAAAGCTGCCGCAGTCCAGCAGAATCAGACCAAACAGACACAGCCAGAGGAACAAGACCCGGAAGAAGAACCTGACAGCGAAAATCGGCTGAGTGAGAGTAAGCCACGAAAGAATGAAAGAAGGAGAACCCGATGAAGAAATTCTGGAACTGGATCAAAAACAGTGGCGACACCAGAATCCTCCGGCTGGAAGGTCCCATCGATGAGGAATCATTCTGGGGTGATGAGATTACACCGCAGATGTTCCGGGATGAGCTGGAATCCGGCGAAGGGGATGTGACCGTCTGGATCAACAGTCCGGGCGGAAATGTGTTCGCCGCTGCCGAGATCTATACCATGCTTAAGGACTACAAGGGCAGCATCACGGTCAAGATCGATGCAATTGCGGCATCTGCTGCATCTGTTGTGGCAATGGCCGGTGATACTGTTCAGATGAGTCCTGTTGCCATGCTGATGATCCATGACCCCAGCACAGTTGCGATGGGCAACACCAAGGACATGGAGAAAGCCATTGAGGTGCTGACCGAAGTCAAGGAGAGCATCATCAATGCCTACGCTGCAAAGAGCGGTCTCAGCCACGCCCGCATTGCCAACCTCATGAGCAATGAGACCTGGATGAATGCGAAGAAGGCTGTGGAGCTGGGCTTTGCAGACGAGATCCTCTTTGCAAAGAAAGAGGAGGAGCCGGACAGTGACCCGGCAGCCCCGGAGAATCCGGAAAAAGACCCCGACAGTGAACCGGGCGAGGGCGAAGAAAAGAAGCCGTTCCAGAAGGATACGGCAGGGCACCTTTTCTCCAGCCGTCAGATGGATCTAATCGTCCTGAACCGTCTGGGGGTGAAGCCGGAAGACGTAGGTCAGAAGCACACTGAGCCGAAGGAGCCGACTGCTGACCCGAAACCGTCCGCAGAGCCGACACCTCCGGCCGAACCACCTGCCAATTCCGGCCCTGTTCTTGATCTGGACGGCAAGACCGAGGATGGCAGCATCCCCTACAATATCCTGATGAAGCAGCTTGAATGCATGAAGTGATGTGCGTTCAGGCTGTTTTTCATATCACCACAAATCAATCTATGGAGGACAAACACTATGAGTAAGATTCTGGAACTGCGCACCAAGCGCAACACTCTCTGGGAGCAGACCAAGGACTTTCTGGAGAAGAACCGCGGCGAGAATGGTCTGGTAAAGGCTGAGGCCGTGGAGCAGTACAACAAGATGGCACAGGAGGTCAAGGACCTGGGTGCAGAGATCGAGCGTCTGGAGCAGCAGGCACAGATCGAGGCACAGCTGTCCGCACCGACTTCCAGTCCTGTCCATGCTGACCCGAAGAACGGTGCCAAGAAGGATGTCAAGCCGACCGCCACTGCCGAGTATGCCGAGAACTTCTGGAACATGATCCGCAACCGTGGCCATTACGGCGAGGTCCGCAATGCCCTGTCTGTGGGTGAGGACACCGAGGGCGGCTTTACCGTTCCCGATGAGTTCGAGAAGAAGCTGGTGGAGGCACTGGAGGAGAACAACATCTTCCGTGGTCTGGCGACTGTCATCCGCACCAGCTCCGGCACCCGTAAGATCCCCATTGCAGAGGATACCGGTGAAGCCAGCTGGATTGATGAGGGCGAGGAGATCCCGGAGAGCGATACCACCTTCGGCCAGACCATGCTGTCTGCGTACAAGCTGGGCACTATGATCAAGATCTCCAATGAGTTGCTGAACGACTCCGCTTTTGACCTCGCCACCTATATTGCCCGCCGTTTCGGTGTGCGTATGGGCAACGCAGAAGAGCGCGCCTTTATCACCGGTGACGGTGTGGGCAAGCCGCTGGGTCTGCTGGCTGAGACCGGCGGTGCCAAGGTCGGTGTGACCGCTGCCCAGAAGGATGCCGTTACCTTCGATGAGATCTTCAAGCTCTACTATGCACTGAAGGCTCCGTACCGCAAGAAGGCACAGTTCCTCTGCAACGAAGCCCTGGTGCTGCAGCTGATGACCATCAAGGACAACAACGGCAACTATATCTGGAAGCCGGGTCTGGAGATCGGCAAGCCGGATACCCTGCTGAACCGTCCGCTGAAGACTTCCGCCTTCATGCCGGAGATCAAGGGTGGCAGCAAGGTCATGGCCTTTGGCGATTACAGCTACTACTGGGTGGCTGACCGCCAGAACCGCACCTTCCGCCGTCTGAACGAGCTGTATGCCCGTACTGATCAGGTCGGTTTCCTGACCACGCAGCGTGTGGATGGCAAGCTGATCCTGCCCGAAGCCGTACAGCTTCTGCAGATGGCACCGCAGGGCTAAGAAAGTCTGGAAAGGAGGAGCCGGTTATGGCACTGATCCCGCTTTACGAAGCGAAGACCTATCTCCGCGTGGACAGCAGCGATGAGGATGCCCTGATCGGCATCCTTTTATCTTCTGCGGAGCAGATGTGCAAGGACGTGGGCCGTCTTTCGGAAGACCAGTGGGAGGCAGTCAATGCCGCTGACCGGGATGCCGAGAACGGAGTACAGCCCACAAGGGAACTGGAAGCCCTGCGAAGCACCTGCCGTGTGGCGATTCTGTATGCACTGGGGTATCTCTATGAGCACCGGGACGAAGCTGACCATCACCAGCTGATGCTGACGCTTCGTTCCATTCTGTTTGCTGTGAGGGAGGGGGTGTTCTGATGATCGAGAAACTGAATGAGCGGATCACGATCGAGAAAAGCACGGTCGTGACCGATAAGGTCGGAAACCATCGGAACACATGGGAGGATTATTTCACCTGCTTTGCCTACGCTTCGACCTATCAGGCGCAGGAAGAAGGGGGTGAGGTCACAGCCGAACAGAAGAGCGTAGTGTTTATGGTTCGCTGGTGCAGTGAGACGAGAGGTCTGACTTCCACTGGTTACCGCATCCGCTTCCGGGAGCAGCTCTACAATATCGAATCCGTTGACCCGATGAACTATCAGAAGAAGATCCTGAAGATTCATTGCAGACTGGAGAGGAGGCAGCCGGATGAGCAGAACCGTCAGCATTGATGAGATGGCAGATGCCATCAACGAGGGCTTAAAAGAATATGCAACCCTTGCTTCCACGCAGGTGAAGAGTGCTGTCCGTAAGTCTGCCAAAACGGTCAAAGACCAGATCTCGGCCAATGCACCGTCCAGAACGGGTGCATACAAAGGAAGCTGGGTGGCGACCAAACAGTCCGAATCCAGCCAGAGCCTTCAGATGGTGGTGCATTCCAAGAACCGCTACCAGCTGGCACATCTGCTGGAAAAAGGTCATGCCAAGCGCGGCGGCGGACGGGTGGCAGGAAGACCCCATATCGCTCCGGCAGAGCAGGCCGGTATCGAGCAGCTCCAGTCTCTCATCGAAAAGGCACTAAAGTAAGGAGGAACCAATGACCCACGAAGAAGTAAAAGCTCTGGTGGAGGAAATGGGGCTTCCTTATGCGTATGACCATTTCGCAGAAGGGGAGAGCCCTGATCCACCATTTATCTGCTTCCTGTATCCGAAAGCCGAGAATTTCGGTGCGGACAACCTTGTGTACCACCACTTCAATCAGCTGGACATTGAGGTGTATACCGATTACAAAGACCCGGATATGGAAGCAAGCATTGAAGAAGTCCTGACCGCACACG